AGCCATGCCCCGCGAGTCAAGAATGATCGGGTTCGTGTTGGCCGTGCCGCCTGCCTGGTCGGTGTAGGTCGCAATCGGTGTCGTCGTGCCCCCGGCGTAGGTGTAGACCTTACCGGCTACCAGCGGGTTACCGTTGGCATCGAAGAACTGCTGCTTGGGTGTTGGGGTTAGGGATGCCATTTATTTCCTCAGATTGTTTCGTGGTTCTGGCGCTAGGTTATTAACCGATTCCAATGACCGAAAGTCTTGTGGCACCGCGCGTTTTGCTTGATAACTTGGCGAAGCCATACGTTTTGCGGCCAACCCGCCGCCAAGGTAACCTGTCAATCCGCCTATTGCAGCACCTGGCACACCACCTACAAGAAAACCTGCCGTACCGCCTACGCCAGTACGAGTAAAACCTTTTGCCAGTGGCGACATACCAGTCTGCCCAGTTTGCGCAATGTCGGGAAATACACTGGCAATCTTAGCTATGTCCGCCGCAACGCCCGTCAAGGGCTTTTCGTCTTTGGCCATTTTAGCCAAAATTTGTGGGTCAATGCGGTTTGTTTGATTATTAAGGGCGCGTTGATAGTCATACACTTTAGCTTTTGCCGTGCGCGCTTTACGCAAATTTTCTAGCACTTCAGCGTTAGGCGCGTTAGCATCAATTAAATCTTCTAACGCGTTCGCTATTTTTTTGTTGGCGTCTGCTCTAGCCAACTTTGTAGCGTCGGGCTGACCGCTCTTTTGCTGCGCGTTGTAAATGTCATTTGCTTCGCGGCGAAGATTGCGTATGTCTAGGTTAATTTCTTTACCTGAACGGCCTTCATTTACTTTAGTTAGTGTTTCATCTACTAATTCATTAACCGCTGCGGCATTTTTCTCACCGCCTATTGATGGACGTGTAATACGCAAAGATTCTATTTTAGCAAGCACATCTTCATTTGGTGTCAAGCGCGATAATTTACCTATTTCTTCGTAAGGCGCGTTGTGCATAGCCAATGCTTTTTCAATAGCCTTGGCGTCTAATACTGTATTGGGCGGCAAACCCATATCTTCTATAGCCAACTGGGTAAACCGCGCGTCATTTGATTTTGCTGCGTTTTTTGAAAAATCTGTCGCCGATTTAGCCGCACCCGCAGTTAAACGATTTACTACGGTAGGATTAGATTCGGAAGGGTCAAGAATAATGTTGTACTTGACCGCCAGTTTAGACGCGTCAATTTTTGCTGCGTTCTCAAAACTTTTGGCGATGTTTTGCTCTTGAATAAGTGCGTTGCGCTCTGCTAATTTTGCGTTGCCCGCTAGTTTGCCTTGCTGGAATACGGGCGAGCTTAATACCGCTAACTCTGTGGCGGTTGCGGGGTTTAGCCCAGCCAGTTTAGTGGTATCCATAAAGCTGGAGAAACCACCCAGAATGTCGCGGCCAGTTTGCGTGCGCGGTTGATAGGTAAGCGTTTGCTGCACATCACGCGCAACATCTTCAGCCCGACGCACGCCTTGCGGTGTGCCGAACGACCCTTCATATAGGCTGGTAAGTGGGCCAGCTACATTACCTATCAAAGTACCAAACAGCCCCGTGGCTAACACGCCCGGCACTTCGGTAATACCTTGCCCTATGTCAGTAAAAGACCGGCGTGGGCCGGGCAAGCGCTCTGCCCGTTCAGCTGCCATAAAAAAATCTTCGGGTATAGATCTATCTTCTACGACTTCTACTTCAGGCAACGATTGCAGATATTCATCTGGATCAAACGCTTTTGGCGGTTGCGCTAAATAGGCATCAGGATCAAAAGTAGCCGCCATTATTTAACTCCAAGCCGTTTTTTAATTGCAGCAGCGCGGGAGTCGTTAGGATGGGCGTTTGCCCAATCTAACGCTTCTTTATCTTGCGTAGACATTTGACGTGAAGTGCTAGACGCGGGTTTTTGAGGATTTAACGCCTCCAATTCACGTTTAGCCGCTGGCGATAATTTGGTTGCAAAATCATCCCGGCCAGTACCTGTTTGGTATTGAATGCTCAAAGAATTTAACTGGCCGCCTAGCAGTTGCTTATAAGTCTTTAACACGCCTCTTAGCTGTTCAGGGCTGCTTGACGCAATAATTGAATCACGAATTTCTTCTCGATCTTTAAGCGCCATGTTAGCGCCCGTCAGTGCTTTAGCCACCTCGCCACCAACAATGGCTTTAGCAGCTTCAAAATTAGTGATTGCAGGCGCGCCAACTTGTTTAGAAAAGAAATTTCCTACGCTATTAAACGCGCGAGTATCGTTATTCTGTAACGCGGTAGCCAATTTTTCCATTGTTTCTAAATGGTCAATGGCAGTGTTAAACGACCGCGTTGCAACCGCAGACTTACCTACTTTAAAATCTCTAACAGTTGCTTCGCGGGTTTTTGCATCTATTCTAGATTCAATTAAATTTTTACCTGCGTCTTCGCCAGACAGTCCTTTTTTACCGAGCATTTCTGACGCTCGGTTCATTATGGCTACGCGCAGTGATTTAGGAACAGAGTTTATAGAAGTTTTATCTTCTATATAAGCTGCTGCCAACATATCCATCGTGGTGTCTGTTGGTTTTGGGCCTTGAGGAGTTTGCAGAACAATTTTTGTGGCTTTCGCCATCTCGCGCTTCCAATCTACAAACGAGCCTTTAAATGACCCATCTTCTTTGGCTCTTCTGTATTCGCGCTCGTTTTCAGTTTCGCGTTGCTGGTCTAGCCATTGCGGGAAAGTACCTTTAAAACCCGCGTCTTTTGCAGCGGCATAATCACGCTGCTTTTCCGTCTGTTTAGAATCATTTTCATAATTGCGCTGTATGATCGCCGCTTTATCCTGATCGCTTTTTAAAGTGCTATTCATCAATTTAGCAGCTTCTGGATGTATTGCTGGTCGTTCTGTAGTGCCGGCAGCTTGCGTGGCGGTTGCAGGCGCGGGTCTATCTGCTGCTGTAACCGCTGGCATACCCCCAAGATTGTTAACCGCCGCAACATTAGTTCTAAAGCCACCAAGTTGATTAACCGCCGGTTGATTAACCTGTGGTTGGTTAAACATGACGCTACGATTAGCAAGAGGCACGTTGGTTAAATCAACTGCCGCAGCGGGCGCGGGCGCGGGCGCTGGTGCGGGGGCGGCAGCGTCGACCGCAGCAGCTGGCGCTGGCGCTGGTGCAGGCGCTGGTGCAGGTGCCACCGCGTTAGGTGCAACTGCAACAGGCTGTTGTTTATTTCGTAGCGCTATAAACTGCAGTCTAGTTAGTGGGGGGTTCCCAGGGGTATTTAAATAATCTGAATATTCTTGAGTTATCTGTTCGTTTTCAGCTTTTTTAAACGCAGGCGTGAGTTCAGTAAATCTATCCATGCCTAATTTAGACTGCATTATTAAATCAGGCAATTTTCCGGTTCTAATCGCTTCATCTATGCGCGCGCGAGCCGAAACCTCATTTGCACCGCGCGCGGCTAAGAACGGGCCTAATACAGAGTCTTTGTGGTTAGCTATGTGCCAATTTAAATAATCTTGCGCGGCTGTAGGTGAATTAGGGTCAATACCCTCTAAAAAATACCGCGATTCTTTTATCTTAGCTTGAATTAAATCTGACTCGTCTTTTTGTTTTTTTATTTTTGCTGAGTCAGCTTCAAGCCCTGATTTTTGGTATTCAAGCGCTAGCTTAGGGTTTACACGTTTTAACTGCGTAAGATATTCTGGGCTAGACGGGTCAAGCTTTGCCAACGCATTACGCTCTTGCGCGTCGCGTTGCGCTTCTTCAAATTTTAACGCGTTCAGTCGCGATGTATCTTGCAGCGCGCGCAATTGCATAGCTTGCGCCATCATGTTCATCGGGGAGTCAACTTGAATTGGCTTAATTTGCCCCGGGATGGTGTAGTCTATACCGGCCATAGTTATTTCACCCTATATACACCGAAAGGATTTGATGGGCCAAAACCACCCCCTGCGCTTGCCGACGACGAAGGTGTTTGCGGGGGGAAAAAGCGATCCATCATCTGCTGGTTTTGATAATAGTTTACCCCTTGACCTAACGCGCCAGTTAACGCGTTAGCCGTACCCACATACCCCGACGCGCGGATGTTGCCCATCTGAGCAGCGTTCTGCGCCATGTTTTGGCCGTACTGACCCGCTTCGTTTGACAACGTATTAGCGGCAGTTTGCCCCATGCCAGTCAGAGACTGCAAAGGATTTAAACGCGCGGCGCGTTCTGTTTGATACCGATTAAACGCATTGGTAAATTCTTGCGATCCTAGCTCTTGGCCGTAGCGCGTTATGCCCCGCATAGTGTTGCCTGACAGCAAACCGCCGCGTGCTGCTGCGCTACTCTCTAGCGCGCGCAGACCTTCTTTAAGGCGAAAACCGTAGCCGGGGTCGGCTTGGAACTGTTCCATACCAAATGGCGTATAGCGAGACGCGGCAACCAGTTCAGGCAATGCATTGACGCCAGCTTGACGAAAAGGCTCTTGCAATTCAACTTGACGGTTAAACATGCGCTCTTGCGCGGCGGTTCCTTCGCGCGCGGCGCGTTCTTGCGCGCTAGCGGCTCTATTAGCGCTATACCCGCCAATTACGGCGCTAGTTGCAATTGCTGCGGCGACCCAAGTCATGATGTGACCCCTTCAATCAATTCTGTTTTGACGTTATTACGCGCGTCAAACAACGCGGTTGTGTCAGGCTCTAATAAGTCAGCTTCAATTTCATCAAGATCAGTTTTATCTGTGCGATGAATCGTAATGCCAATTGAATCCGTTACTGCCATTGTGACGCGTTTGGTGCCAGGCTGTGATTCGACTACATCGCCAGGCAGTAAAGTAATCATGCCGTTTTCAGTCCACGCCACGATTTCGCCCATAGCGCACAAAAAGAAATGCGGCTCTTTATGCACCTTGCCTACAATCAAAGTGCCGGCGGGGCGAAACACTTTACGCATGTACATGCCGGGCGAAAAGTGATGCTCCGTAACCAATTCGGCTTGCGGCATTGCCACCATCTCAGCTTGCAAGCGATCAATCTGCTCGCGGCTTGGCACAAAATGTTCTGTAATTTCGTTCACACCACCACCCATCGTGAGCCGCTAGACACCGTCACCGTGGTGCCACTGGCTACCGTTACCGGGCCAGCTGACATGCCTGACGTGCCTGCAGCAATTGTGTAGCTGGTATCAATAGTTAAACTATTGACAAATATACCATTGCCCGCTACGAAATGCTCCGATGTTAATTCACCTGTGCTAGGTTTGTACAGATATTTGGCGTTGCTGGTATAGATGGTCGACAGCGAGCCGGACGTGGCAGCTGCAAACGTCGGGAAGACGTTCGTGGCTGTAGTCGTGTCGTTCGTAATCGTTGCGCCCGAGCCGGTTGGCAGCGCCCAAGAGGCTGTCGTGCCATTCGATGTCAGCACGTAGGTATTCGCACCAATCGGCAGGCGGGTCGAGCTGTTGACACCGTTGCCAAGGATCAGATCGCCCGTGCTGGTGACAGGCGACAAGGCATTAAAGGCTGCACTAGCAGTCGTCTGGCCTGTGCCGCCATTAGCAATCGGCAGTGTGCCAGTTACTTGCGTGGTCAGATCCACCCCGGTCAGCGCGCCGCCCAGTGTCAGGCTGCCGCTGGATGTGACCGTGCCAGACAGGCTAATGCCGTTAACCGTACCGGTGCCGGACACGCTAGTGACGGTGCCGGTATACTGGTCGTTCGACGTGATGGTGAAGTTGGGGTACGTGCCAGAGATGCTAGTCGTGCCTGCCCCGGTTAGCGCCACTACTTGGTCAGGTAGGGTGTTGGTAATCGTAAAGCTGGGGTACGTGCCTGATGTGCTGATGCCTGTGCCGCCGGTCAACACCACCGTCTGGTCAGGCGCTGAATTGTTAATCGTAATTGCTGTTGAGCCGTTATAGGTCGTGCCGGCGCTGTACGAGATACCCGTGCCGGCAGTCAGCGCATTGGCTACGCTGCCTGCTTGGCCTGTCGTGTTTTGGTTAAGCGTTGGTACGTCCGCAACCTGAATAGCGCCCAGAGCCGCATTAGTGCCATCTGAGCGCAGGTAATAGCCTGACGTCTGCGTGCCTGTTAAAGCCGTAATGGCCGCCGCTGCCGTAGTTTGGCCGGTGCCACCGTTAGCAATCGCTACTGTGCCTGTGACATTGGCCGCATTGCCGGTGATGTCGATAGCCCACGTACCAGACGCGCCAGAACCTGTTGTGCTGGGCACGCTCAAGTTAGTGCGGGCATTCGCTGCTGTAGTGGCGCCTGTGCCGCCATTATCGACGTCTAGGGTACCAGCTAGGGTGATGGTGCCGGACGTCGTGACAGGCCCGCCAGAGGTCGTTAAACCCGTCGTGCCGCCCGATACATTGACCGATGTGACCGTGCCTGACCCGCCGCCGCCTTGGTTGGCTTTATTGAGCAGGTTTAGGAAGAACCGATACCAGTCACGCGAGACAAGACCCGTCCGGTCGTCAGTAATAGACGACTGGTTCTTGGGTATTTGCGGTTCGTTATCGGCGTTAGGCATTGGTGCCGGACAAAGCGAGTTCGGCACCCATAATGGCGATCTTGACGGGGTCGGTGCCTGATACCTCGTACACGCGGTCACGCAGCTTGTCAGTCATGCCCAACCGACGCCAGAACGCTCTGAATCCGTAATTGCCCATCTTGCCCATGCCCGCCCATTTCTCGTTCGACCATGTGTGACCGCCGTCGTCTGAAAAGCGCAACATGACCTGTGGGTCGTTGCCTTGGCCGATGACCAATCCAACACCTGTCTCGCACTCAAGCTGCAAGGCATGCTGGGCGGTACGCTTTAAGTTGTTCTGGCCGGTAGGTAGCGCCCGCCATGACCGCAACCATTTCTGTGGCAGGTTGTCGTCAGCAAACACGTCTAGATCGTAAGCGTAAATCTTGCCGTTCTGGAAGTCGCCGACAACCACTTCGTTGTTAAAGAACATCTGGCAGTTCGCACGGTGACGGATAAACTGCCCGTTGGCAAATCCCGCACGCTCATGCCAGGCTTGTGTGGCCACATCGAACACCCAAGTCTTCTGAGCAGTCGGAAAGGTCAGCACGTAGAAAGCGTGGCCGTCTTGCTGGTAGGTGAAAGCGATTGCGTCTGAGATGGTGCCGTAGCTCTGGATGGCAAACTCAACCGCGTGGGTCGAAATGCGCTGGCCGGTGTAGCCGTTGGCACGGAACACCACGCCTTGACCACGGGCGTCTGACCCCAACCAGAACAGCGAGTTGTCCATCTTAGCCACTGAGAAGGTTGCAGCGCACCCGATTTCGTTGACTGCACCTTGGATGCGAGCCAAAGGGAACGGCGTGTCGCCAGCGTTGTACCAGACTTCAACCGATTGGGTGCCAAACAGCCACACTTCGCGGTGATCGACAAACAGCGACACCAAGTTGTCTGGCATACCTTCGGCGCTAGCAAACGACAGCGGGTCGAGCTGGGTGCCGTCAAGCAGTTCAGACGTCCAGAATTTCTGGGAGTTTGGCTCTTGGAAAACGAAATAGCCGTCCAAATAGCCCACAGTCACGGCGCCTGGAAAGTCCACGTCCGTAATTTCGGCGTACTCTTCAGTCGACGCGTCGTAAATGTAGCCGTCAGGGTTGGCCGCAATAAAGAGCTGCG